GGGATCAAATAGATGTATTTTATCTAAAAGAAATACCATTATTTCATGTTGTAAATCTTCTAAATTTTCTACCCCATCTGTATAATAAAACTTAAAGGTATGAATAATGTTTTCTGCTAACTTATAAAAAGGTATGTAGATGTGGTCTGTAAAAATCCGTGCTCTATAATCTGAATCAATAGAGAGATTGTATCTTACGATGTATTCTTCTGTTTCTGCTGTAAAGTAGTTTGCTTTACTCTTCTTTCTTGCCATAATTGTCGGGGAGCATGTATCGGTCTAGCTCTTTTTGTACTAATTTTAGTTGTTCAAAAAAATAACCGACTTCATCATCCGACTGAAAAACTCCGCGTTCGTCTAGACTTTGCAAGTGCTTTTGTGAATCTTTTACTATTTCTGATATAGATTGAAGATATTTTGTTTGATCCACTGTTACATCTTCATATTTTTCTACCTTTATCAGGAGATTGCGTATAGCAACACTTAAAATTATTATTAATATAGTAAGAATAATGATTGCTACAAACATATTATAGGTTTTTTAACATTTTTGATAAACCTTCTGAGGAGTTTACTTTCTTTCCTGTAGAAGATTGAATTTTTTTAGTTTTAGGTTTTGAATTTCCACCGTTTCTTTTCCAGATATCGTACTCAACTTTAGAAGCTAAAAAGTCAGCAGTATGTAAAACTGATACTATAGATGTTTTTTGTCTAGATGATTCAACGTTACTAAAGAAATAGGCTTCATTTGCTTTATCAAATACCCCATCATGGAGTCTGATACCTAGAAACTCTTTTTGAGAAACTTTAATTCCAAATTTCTGAAGGATAAATAGAGATCTATCTGGGATTAACATAAAATCTAAATCTGGATTGTATGTATACATTTCTGATAATTTATCTTGTCTCCATTTATCAGTCTGAGGTATATAATTTGGTTTATCACCATCTCCCATTTTCCCTAAGTCGTGAAATAATGCTGCGAACACTAATTCTTCCTCTGTATAATCTACATTCCCGCCCATTTTAATGTAGAGCTTATGTTGTTCTAATGCATACTGTACTACTCTATTGACATGTTCTACATATCCACCGGCGAAAGCATTGTGAAACCAAGTTTTCCCTGATGCAGGAGCCATGACGTAGTTGTCTTCCATGTGTTTCAACATTTCTTTACAGGGTATAGCCCGACCACCTAGGTAATGTTCTATAATTTTAAGGTGTTTGTCGTAGTTATTTTGTATCTGTTCTGCTGTTAACATAGGTTAATCTTGTGTTTCTCTATTTAAAAATGTTAAAATATCGGATAAATTCTCTTTTATAGAATCTAAATGAACATAGGAAGTAGCTCTTTCGTTAGTCCCTATAGAATGGTTAAGTTTATTAACGCAAGATTCAATACGTTCTATCTTTCTAATAATATTTTCTTTAGTTATCATATTAATTTAAAAAATAATTAATTTATTAATAATAAAATTATAATTACTATAATAATATCTATAAGGTAATAAAAATAATTCGAAAAAGCAACTATTCTATAATAAATCTTTCTTCAAAATACTGAGAGTTACTTTTTGAACCTCCATCCCAATATATTTCTGCTCTAATTACGATTGTATCTCCAATAAATTCATTAGGAATAGGACCGACTATACGTTTAGCCCATTTTCTGCCTTGAATTACCGGCAAGTACTCTGTATTCTGAGGAGAATTATTAAGGTATATAGTAGTACTCTGAACTATATCTACTGTAACCCCGTTACTAAGAGTCCAAAAAGAACCTGATTCAAAAGCTGCTTGCACAACTCCAATATCATTATAGTAGTAATAAGGATCTACATCATCTGCTTCTATAAAGATATCAAATCTAGGTAGATATTCTCCGTCAAAATCTAAATCTACATGGTAAATTCCATTTGAATCCTTAGGGTACGGTATAAACAACCTTCCATCACAATTTCCATCAGGGCATAATGAAGGATTAACCTCTTCTTTAGTACATGATACAGTTAATACCGTAAACATTACTAGTAAACTTT